CCGACAGTCTGGGAACTCATCCCCTACTCGTTTCTAATCGATTACTTCACCAATGTTGGTGATATAATCATGGGTTGGTCAAATTTGGGTGTCCGACTGGCGTGGAGCAATCGCTCCTCGCGGAAGGTATCCAAGCTTGAACAACGGACTAGACCTCACCCCACTTTTAATAGTGGGATTATAGGTTTGTCCGCTTCCCATTCGCCTGCTGAACATGTCGTAGAGGCACGCAGCGTCTCAAGGACGAAGATAACGGGCCTTCCAATGCCCGGCTTTGAACTTGAGCTTCCAGGTTCCTGGAGCCTAAAGTGGCTAAATATAGCCGCTCTGGTAGCTGCGCGTCGAAACGATCGTAAATGGTTCTACGATTAAGATCCTAGGAGAACCCTCATGAAGGTCAAAGACCTCGTTCAGGTTACTGCAAAGAATGCGTTTCTTCAATTCCCGATAGACAGTGAGCGTTATGAACTCACTGCCGTTCTCCGGAAACTCGCTACCGCTCTCGATAGAGATCGGTACTTCGATATTCCGGGGATAAAGGACGAGAAGATTCGCGATTTTGTGTACACTGCTTATAGCGCCTTCTTTCTTGCGGCGCAGTCCTACTGGGTGGTTTATCGTTTCGGTGAAGACAGTCAGTTCGTTAATAGCGTGATGAAAGAACGGAGCCGCAGGATTCCTCTTGCGACTCAGGACTACGTCCGCGAAAATAACTTTCTGATGTTGTCTTCACTGGAAGATACCACTCGGGAAGTCTGCGCTCACATGATGGGAGCGCTGTGGCATGTACTCCGGTCGCCGGCGCAAGCTGACGATCGGCTCCATTAGGAGGCAAAATGGACGCATTCGTAGCAGTGTCTCCGAAGGACTGGAGGGATTTCCATGACTTGGAATCCAACTTCTCCGGTCACCGGTGCACCTGGCACCGGGCTGACATCCCCCACCTACACGCTCGTCGCCGATGTGGCGCCGGATGTGAACGGTGTGGCCCGAGCAGTAACTACGCTCGGAGGCACCCAGACGGGTGTCGAAGTCAGTTCTCCGTCCAACCCGTTCACAATCCTAGCTACCCGTCCGAAGGTGCTTCGCACCCTCCCGAGTTTGCTAGCGAACGGGGCGTTGCCTTCTGTCCCGAAAAACACTTGGAC